AGGGCTCATTACATAATATCAACGAATGTTAATAGTACGAAAAAACCAACTGAATAATTTAATAGCGACTGTGTCTATGAATAAGACACTACCAAATCCCTATTACTTATTCTCGTTTCAACATATCGCATCAAAGGATAGAGTGTCCTTTATACCTGAAGTGGTTTTAACAAATACTCGTTATGATAAGTTTAGGTTTATTGAGGGTTCAACTAATCCTTCAACTAATCCACTTACGATTCAATTTCCGTATGAGGGACAATACTACTATTCCATATACGAACAGGTAAGTTCTGGAAATACAAATATAGCTCTGGCTTATAATAAGTTGGAATCAGGCCGTGCTGTCGTTATTGTTGGTGACGACCAAACTGATGCATGTTTCTTTGAACCATACATCTCCAATAATGAGGACGACGCTAACATCATTTATATTAGCGAGGAGGAACAATTCTGTATCTCAGGTGATACAACTCCAACCCCTACTGCAAGTAATACTGTAACTCCTACAACAACACCTACCAATACCCCAACTATTACACCTACTCCAACTTGTCCTGTAACGACTCAATATCTTGAGGTTGAATTACAAGACAACACGAAGTTTAGATTGGTATTGTGGAATCAACCAAACTTTACATCACCAGCAACTGCGAATTGTGATTACATTATTTCAGGGGCGGCGTATGGTTCATTAAGTACAGTTTATTATGGTGAAGAAACTATTGATGTAGGTCAACATCAACATCAGTTTGATTTAGCCCCTATATTACAACCTGGTGAAACTGTAGTTGCCTTTGATGTATTTAGTTATACCTTGAGTGGGTGTACTTGTCCTGTTAATTTAGTATTACCAGATGGTAATATGGATAATATATAAAGTTTAGATATTTATTAGTATGAGTGAAAATATAGAACCAAAAAAGAAATTTGAATTTATGATGCAGGAGTTCTCTGCCGCACAAGTTCCACAATACCAAGAGGTAATTAAAAACAAGCCTTGGGTGTTCTATGGTGATGATAATTTATTCCCCAACCACTTATTAGCCCTATACCAATATAGTTCAATTAACAGAGCTTGTCTTAACGCCATTACCTATGGTGTGAAAGGTAAGAACCTTCTTGTTAAAAAAGGTGACCCTAGCTCAATAATAATGGCAAACAGAAGTGAGACCGTATATGAGGTGTTTGAGAAGTGTGTAATGGACCGAGTTATCTTTGGTGGTTATGCCTTGAATATCGTTAAGTCAAATGACGGAGGTATTGCTGAGTTCTATCATATGGACTTCAGTAAATTAAGAGCTGGTAAAGAAGACGAATTTACAAATGTTGGTTCATACTATTACTCTGTGGACTGGAGACAATCAACCATATCTCAAAACAAATATAAGCCTATCGAACTTCCATCGTTTAATATGTTACCTGATTCAGCACCTTCACAGGTGATGTACTTCAAGACATATACACCAGGAATGTCTTACTACCCCGCACCTGATTATTTAGGAGGGGTTACAACAATTCAGTTGGATATTGAGATAAAGAATTTCCACTTGAATAACATGCAGAACTCTATGATGCCATCTGTGGCTGTGAGTTTTACGAATGGTGTACCTTCAGAGGAGGAGAGAGACATGATTTATCGTCAGTTGGATGCCAAGTATAGTTCAACAAATAATAGTGGTAAGTGGTTCTTATTCTTTAGTGAAAACCCTGAGACAGCACCAATCATTACCCCTATCGCAAACAACGCCTCTGATGGATGGTATTCTTCTATGGCACCACAAGTGGAACAAACAATCCTTACCTCACATAGAATAACCTCACCGATGATTTTAGGTATCAAGACAGAAGGTCAGTTAGGTGGTAGAGCAGAAATGTTAGACGCTTATGACTTATTCCTTGAGACCGTTATTAAACCTATCCAAGAGGAGATGTTAAAGGACTTTGAGAAGGTATTGTTCTTAAGAGATAAACAATCAATCGATTTAGGTATCGAACAAAACCAGTTACTTCCAACAGTAGAACAAACTGTAGTTGGTGACGTTAAAGGAATATAAGATGGCAAAAAATGTATTACTGATATCAGAGACAAAATTAAAGGCATTCACAACTATCAACCAGAATGTGGATATGGCTTTATTAACTTCAACCATTTGGATGGCTCAGGAGTTAGGTCTTCAAACACTTATTGGAACCAAAGGTTATGACTATTATCAGGAGTTAGTTCGTTCAGTTCAACTATCAGGAGGTACTATGTCTCAACCTGATAGAATTATGTTGGAGGATTATATTGCCCAGTATCTTATCCACAGAGCATATTATGAGGCCATACCTGAGATATTTGCTCGTAAGATGAATAAAGCTATCGTTGTAGGTAATACAGAACAAGGTAGTTCTATTGATATTAAAGGTATGTCTTACTTGAGAACTATTGAGGAAGGTAGATATCAATTCTACGCACAACGTTTACAAGACAGGGTTACTGCCTTCTCAGGTGATTATCCTTGGTACTTCACGTGGAATACTCAAGATGGTATGAATACATCAGTTCAAACTTATTTTGCAGGTATTCACTTGGATACAGGAGGAATGAGAAAACCACCTCGTCCTGGTAATTGGGCTAATAACCTTAATGCATATTGGGGACCAGAATATAGTCGTTGTATAGATTGTGGGGGGTATTAATTATGAATGAAACTATTATATTACTCGTATCAAACGCATTAACTGGTATAGGTGCTTGGTTCGTAGGTAAACGTAAAGTAACCGCTGAAACAGATAATCAGGTTCTTCGTAATCTTGAACTATCGGTTAATTTGTACGCACAAATTATACGTGACTTGAAGACCGAGATAGATAGTTTAAACATTAAGATACAACAGTTAGAAAAAAAGGTTGACGAATTACATAACGAGAATAAGAAACTAAAATCAAAAATATAACCCCATGCCAATTAATCCAAGTAAATCAGAAACAGAAGAAGAATTTATTAGTCGTTGTATGAGTGAGGAAAAAGATAGTTTCCCTGAAACAGGTCAAAGATACGCTGTCTGTAAGTCTACTTGGGATAAAGAGAACATGTCGTTCCAAAAAATAGTTTGTGATGAATGTGGATGGTCTTGGGACTTGAAAGATGGTGGTGATGACCCCTACACATGCCATAAGTGTGGTAATAAAATGCCTTTACCTGTCTCTGAAGAAGCCCAACAAGGTGGAGTAGTTAGCCCTGGTTCATTCGCAAGAACCAAATTTGAGTTCCCCCCAATAAATAAAGAAGGGTTAAACGCATATATGTCACGTTGTATGTCTGACTCACTTGTTAAAGAAAGAAAACCATCAAGAGTAAATCGTGCGGGGTTCTGTTATTCAGAGTATCAAAACAGATATATTATGACGATTGGTCGTAAGTGGTCTTAATTTCAACAGAAACACCCCTTCCTTGAATTATTTTATGTTTGACCGATACTTATTAGTATGGAAGAAAACAACACCCCTAAAGTCATCTGTGTAGCTTGTAAAAAAGAAAAGTTAATAACCAGTTTTAGTGTTAATGGTAGAAATGGATACAGACGTAAAATCTGTAAGTCTTGTATTGGATTAGGAATTACAAAAGTTCCTATTGATGCGGGTGAAATAAGATACTGTGAAGCATGTGAGCGTCAAAAACCTATTAAAGATTTTTATCGTAATAGGGCTATGAGAGATGGTTATGAGTTAAGATGTAAGGTTTGTCATGCTAACGGTGTTAAACGGAATAAAGTTGGTGCCAAATATCCAAATAAAAAACCTCACGAACAAAAATGGAAAAACTATTTCAATATCGTTGGAGTAACCAAGAATGATTATCGTAATATGTTTCTATTCCTTGAGTCCTCAGGTTATTCGTTGAATGATGATATCCATATTCAATTCTGTAAGAAGTGGGGATTACCTCCACATAATCCAAAACAAATATTTAATAACCAATATACCCCAAAAGATTTTAATTTAAGTAGTTGATACTTTTTGTGATTGTCGTATAATTATTATTAACCACGTTGCCAACCCAAATAGAAATATCAGTTAGGATATAATTTTAATTAGAAGAACAGGTTTACGTGGTTGTAAAATATGGTTCTTCTTTTTATTTTTATATCCTTTTTTTATTTAGTGGTTGAACTGACAGAAAAAGGTTTAATATCGCCCAGAGGGTATAATCGGCACGGAACGAGAGTATGGGTCTTACAGGTGGAAATAATCCAAATAGGATAAAAGACATACCTGCCACGAAAAATGTCAATAAGGATAAATAAGATATGGGGGAATACTTGAACTGGTCTTATGAAACTTATTGGGTGAGGAAAAAAAACAGGGAACTAGAAGTCTGCTTAATCATTACCTAAATTAAATTACTAATAAATTGATTATTTCAAACAAACTGATATTTATAAGATATGGCAAAGACATTATCAAAAATCGTAGAGAATATTATTTTACTAAAAGTAGAGAAAACTTATAGACCAGGGAACCTACCAAAGTATTTCTACAGTATCCAATTAGAAGGTATTGAAGATGAATTATTACTTGAAACAAATTATATGTTAGAAAATGGTTTTAAAGGTAAAAAAATTAAGTATATTTTAAACGAAGACAATATCGTATCTAATTTACAAATACTTTAACAATATTGGGGGGGTTGGAGTTTACAATTCTATTGTGCTTAATCTTGATTTATTATTTTTTTTTATCCAATCCCCCCTTTCTTTTTAATTAAATTAAATGGAGCATCCACGAACAGAAGTCACACCCTTACTTGAGAATATTGTATATGATAATCCAACATATCCATTTCCCATTAAAACTATTCGTGATGAACTATCTCAACTATTCTTACATCAAGAAGAATATCATTATTTTATTCAACAAGCCTATAAAGTTCTCAACCGAGACCACCATACTGTATTCGCATCTATCTTTATTGCTACTTTAGAGTTGGTCTTAGACACTAAAAACCATGACCCTTATCTTTTATCCTCTGAAGAATATTATTCAAAAATAGACCACTTTATTGATGTTCTTGAGAACCTCTCAATTACAAGAATAGAGAAGGATTCGCCAGACGGTGAATTACTATCTGCTATGGTCTAAAA